TGCCAAAGAAGGACTTCTTCTCATGCAGACCACTTCCTACAGCGCGTACTCGGCGCGCGTAGGCGTCTCTACCAGCTGGAGTGGTCCTCGACACTACATCATCGCCACAGATCATAGTGTCTGGGCCAAGAGGACCACAACAAAAGCCATTGATGAGACTGAGGATCGTGAAGGAGAATGGAGTACCCATAAGACACCCACGTCTCATAGGTACATCCACAAACACCTTCGCATCCTCACCACCGCTCATCAATCGGCCTGGTATCGACAACACCTGGGCCCAGTCTTCAGGACAAAAGGCAGACTTATTGTACCTCACGTAGTGAACGGTATCACCCACACCCAGAGAACTGGATGCAGAGAGACCCACTCAGCAGGAAGACCTGCGCGAGTGAGGCCGGCAAGAACCGACCTAATCGCTTCGTGAGAGAAACCGTCAGTCGCCTTCGTCAGGTCCGCAGAGAGCCACCTCTCCGCTGGAGTCCTCAGGGCATCCGGAAAGCCGCTGACTGTCCTGTCATCTCGTATTCTGGTGGTGAAATCAGAAATACGAGTGTCCAACTTACGAAGGACAGGAAAGACAGCGGTCCGGACGATCGACCCTGCTGTGAAGACTGGTCCCGGTGGGACGGTAATGACACGCACTTTCGCTCCCTGTTCCGAAACTGGTGTGGAGACATGAACTGGCCGTTCCGACCAGTTCATGTGCTCAAACAGCCCCGCCGCCAACAAAGTACAGAAGCTACGAGTGTAGCCTCTGATAAGTGTCGGTGGGGCCGACTGTCCTCTCACCACTTGGAGCAGCCTGTTAACGAGGGAGGCCTTTCCGGGAAATTGGCCTACGAGGGAGGCTGCATGAAGAATCTGTTCAACGAACCCGCGAGGCGGGTCGGACATATAAAATGCCCTCAGAACTTCACGCAGCCAACCATCGTAGCCACCTTTCGACCCGGAACACTCTTTAACAGCGTTCTTGGAGCCAGGCGCGTGCGACCATTTACACTTTCTCAGTTTATTTCCGAACTTACCAACCACGTAATCCTCAATGCCCCTCTGCGACCAGAGAGGACATGGGGTGGGTTCAGAAATATTAAGGGCGTGTGCCAAGAGAGCATGGGATGTGGCTTTGAAGGTAGGTTTCGGGAGAGCACGTGCAAACCTTGTAAAGGCAAGCACGCGCTTCGTGTCCACCTCCCCCAACTGCCGCAACCACACCTGTATTCTCTTTGGGACAAACGGCACAAACGGTATGTCGTCCGATGTCAGGCAGGAGGCTCGAAGGGAAACCACAAAGTCCTTAAGGACCTTGCAGACCCAATCGACCCCCCGCGACTGACAACGGCTTACCCAACTGCGCACATACCAACACCCTTTCAACTGAGAAAGACCAGAGGCAACCAAACCAGCCCAGAGAGACTGCCAAATCTCTCCGAACTTCCCGACAATACGCCGATGCGACCCCAGACGAGAAGGCAACCACTTAAGGTTGTCGTCGCGCCTGGGATGAGCTACAACACGGCCAGGAAGGAGCACCGGTAGGCGCTTCTTGATGACTG